TTATTACAACACTTCCTGTAATTATTTCACCATAAACTATTGGAACGGGAGTACCTGCTCTTGATGTATTCTGCACTCCACTAAAGCTAAAAGATAACTGTGGATCTTCTTCTGAGTTAAATTCTTGAGGTTTTGGTAATGGAAATAATAAATCAGAAACTCCTTGTAAAACTAAAGAAGCACCAACATACACCATACCTTTAGCTAATGCACCTCCTCCTAATCCTGCTGACATACTAAATGTCGCTGGTCCACCCATAAACGTAGCTGGTAACAAGAAAGCACCTCCTATTAATGCAGCACCTAATAATATCTTTCCAAAACCTCTACCAGCACCACTTATAGCTGGAATAAAATGTATATCTTCCTGTCCTACAGGATATGCTAATTCATTCTCATCAATCTCATAATTACCAACCTTTACCTGATAATATTTAGGACTCATAAAGCGTTCTACTTCTGGAAAATTATGTATTAAAAAACTAACAGCTTTGCCTACCGTATTTAATTCAACCTCGAACTCTTTATGACCAACAAATTTAGCCAGTTCTCCATATAATTTTACTCTACGAAGCATAACGATACCTCTTTCCAGTACATTTTAACAACCATTCAGAGTAAGGCTCTCTACAAGATAGTCTATCTGTTAAATGATGAATAACATCTCCTTCAAAAAATAATGCTACATGATTTAAAGTTGGGTGCAAGATACTCATAAGTAAAACATCTCCATTTTGCAATCTTTCATCAGGTCTAAGTTCTCTAAAACCTGTTCTCCATGCACAACTTTCAAATAAAGGGTTATCCATAAATTCTTCTAATGTTGTAGGTCTATTCCAATCTTTTAATTCAATATTCTTTTCTTCTTTATACCAATCTCTAACTAAACTCCAACAATCAGTTATACCCCAAACCCATTGACGACCCAATAATGGAGGTTTATATCCGCATGGCTCTAAGTAAGCCCATTGTTCTGTTTTTGGGTTAACAATATACCAAGGCAAATTACTATCCTCACAACTAATCATGTCTGCCTGACTAGGATTTGGTGGTGTTATAGGGTGACTATGAACAACACCTACAATCTCACCTGTATTATCTGCTTTTACATAATCTTCTGGGTCGATAATAAAACATTGATGATCTGTGATTGAAAGATTATTACAGGGATAATATCTTTCTTTGCCTTTTATATTTAACAACAAACCACAAGATTCTTTTGGATCTTCACGTTGTGCATGAAGTAGTGCTTTATATTTCCAAGTCATTGAATAAACGTACCAATGGAAGGAAAATCATTTCTAGTGGCTCTGCGGTTCGGAACTCTAATTCCAGCAAGATCAGTAGGTGCAGCTAGTTCAAATTCTACAACTTCTCTATTTTCTGTTGATTTTCTATCAATCTTATAAACTTCTTTTGGAAACTCTGCTGTTTTGTCTTCGGTAGGGTTAACACCGTCAATAAAATTTTCTTTATCTAAAAACTTAGCCAATGTTCTAAGTCTAGTTACAGTAGCTCCTGTAAGATCATTTCCTGGTGTTGTTTGATTTACTTCTAACAAAATTGCAGAAACACTAAAATTATCTATTGCACTACTTATATTTGATAGTCCTGCATTACTTATAATAAGTTTTGGTCTAGGTAGCTGTCCGCGTTGAAAAGCAAAACCTGATGCCTGAATAGGAAATCTTAGGTAAAAATTATCTTGCCATTTTATCTGTCCATTTGCATTTAAACTTGTTCCTGAATGAAATCTATAAATTGTACTATCACCATGTAAGGTCGAATCTAATTGAATAGTAAACAACTCAATAATTGCTGACGGATTAATTGATTCTAAATTAGTAAATACAGCTTGATTTACAGACATTAGGAGGTAGGTTCAAATACTTGTCTAAAGGTAGCTTGAATAGTAGCTCTATTGTTATATGGTATAGATTTGCTCCATCCTTCGCAAACAAACTGTGATGAACTTGATTCTCCAGGTGGAGTAAAAGTAAAACTATCATTATTATTTGCTCTTTCATCTAAAAATGCTTCAATTTTTACTGCATCTGCCTGACTTTTATTAAAAGTAAAGTTAAAAACTTTTGGATTCTGATGTTGTGCGAGGCCAAATAATAGGCGGTGTTCATAGCCATCAGCGAAACGGATAGTGCGAGTTAATGGTGCAGATCTTTTCTGCTGCCCATAACTAGGTTTTGTACCTCCAGTAGACGTTCCAACAGTAGAATCATCGAACGTAGCCATTATGCAAGTAATCCTCCTGGTCTTTGTTGCTGTATTAATTCAGATTGTACTGCAACTGAAATAAGACGACCAAGCTCTCTACCTTGATCTTCGTCACCTTCAACATTAGAACCAGAAGCATCTACGTTTACTACGATATTTGTAGATCCTCCGAGATTATGGTTGGGAACTATAGTGCCTGAACTATCAGGAACAAATAATTCTGGTCCTCTTTCTCCTACAACTGATGGTTTACCTACAGGTGGTCTACCTCCATTTGCAAATCCTAAGAACTTAAATAAACCTCCTGTTACTGTTGATCCTCCTGCATTACCAAATAGTGCAAAATTTAAGCCTATATCTAAAAATCTATCTGCTACGTTATTAACTAAATCTCCAAGAGTAGAAGTTCCCTTTATAAGTCCTTTTATTCCATCTTTTATGTCCGTCTGTATGGTTGTTTTCATTCTTTCAAAAGCATCTAATGTTTCTTCTGCTGCTTTGTTCAAGTCGTAAGTTGCTTCTACTTGATTTCTTGTACTATCTACTGCGTCATCTATTGCATCTTTTTGTTTTTCTAAAGTTATAAGTCTAGTTTGATCTTCTTCGTTTAATATTCCTACCTCTCTTTGTTTTTGTAATAGCTTTTCTACTTCAAACTCAAGTGACTCTTTACTGGTCTTTGCTTCTTTCTCTAATCCAGCTATAGTTTTAGCAATTTCAGGATTTAATCCTTGTCTTCTAAGCTCTAATATTCTTTCTGTTTCTTCTCCTTCTTGAGTTATTTTATTAACTAATTCATCAAATTTTTGAGTCATTACATCTGCTTCAACAGTTGTATTCTGCATTATTGCAAATATTTTTTCGTCAATCTCTAATTGTTCCAGTAATACTGCTTTTCTGTTTGCCTCTCCACCTCTACTACCCATACGCTCTATTGTTTCTCTTCTAGAAACTAAATCTTGTGCTGCTGCATTTCCTCCTGCTGCTGCATCGGCAACAGTTCTGGTAGCTGCTGCTGCGTTTAAGTTTTCCTGTAATCCAGTGATTCTAAGAACAAAGTTTGCTATCCCTGCTGTAAATGCCTGTATTTTTGTTATTGCAAGGGTAAATTCACCATTCATTAATCTAGTAGTGTCACCAAACTCTTTCAAACTATCTACACCATCTTTTCCTATTCTGTTAGCCATCAGTTGCATTGAAGCATTAAAAGCTGCTGTTTTTCCTTCTGATTCTTCTATTAATTTTATTCGAGCTTCTTCTGCTGATCCTTGTAGTCCGAGTGCTGCTGTTACAGATTCAGTGTTTTGGGTAAACGGGCCCATAGCTTGACCGAGTTCGCTCATTGCGTTTAATGCACTTTGTATCTGCTGAACTACTGCTGTAGCTGCTATACCTCCTGCAAAACCACCCATTCCACCAAACATTCCACCTACACCACCACCTAATGCACCAGCAGCAGCACCTATTGGACCTTGCCCAAATAACAATGGAAATGCACCACTTATTAAGGCACTTTGAGTATCAAAGCCTTGTGTTGGCATAGGTATTCCTGCACGAGCAAAGCGATTGTTCATAAATGTTCTGCCCCCTTCTTTATTTCTTGACTGTCTATCGGACAACCTACTAAAATCACCTTTAGGGGATATAGCTGCATTTAATCTTTGTGATTGTTTAACTACTTGTTTTCCCTCTAAATCAAGATTTTTTGCAATAGCTTTACCTTCATCGACTTTAATCTTGACTATATTTTTACCCATACTTAATGATTTCTTTCTGTTTATTTCTGCTTGCTTTTGGTCTGATTTTGTTTTATCATCCATCTTCTTCAACGCTTGTTGAACAGGAGAGTCTGGAGTTAGTGGATTGTTAAGTATAGAAGCTATGTTTGTAGGAGATCCTATCTGGCTAGGTTTACCAAACACAGGAGATGCTATGCCTGTTGATAGTGCTACTTGTTTAGATTTTTGCTCTGTTATTTTTGTCTCTGTAGCTAGTTGATTCCTTCGTAGTATTCCTGCCCTTTCTTGTTTTTGTATAATTGTTTTAGCAAAATCAACTTCACCTTTTCTCGCTAGATTTATTGCGTTATCTAATTTGCTTATCTGATTTTTAAAACTAATTCCATCTTTTTCTAATTTTATTAATTGACCTTTAGTTCTTAATGCTCTGTTTTCTGTGGCTAATATTGATAGTTCTTTTTTTAGAACTGCGTCTGAATTACTTAATGCTTTCTTTGCCTTAGTATTTTGAGTTTTTCCTAAATCTTTTATCCTACCGCCAATGGTATTTAGATCGTTTGTGATCTGTTTAGTATTCAGTTTTATATTTACTTCGTACTCGGTTGCCACTAATTCTTTCCGAAAATACAGATATTAAAAGTTTAGCGTACTTTGCGTGTTTGGGCTTGCCTTCTTGCTTTTTCGTAGGCTTCGTTTTCTCTATCGCCTTTTAAATCGAAGTAGGCACTCCAAGCATATAACTCTTGTATAGACATCTTTTCTCTTAACTCTCTGTGGGTATAGCCTAATTTTTCAGCTACAAAAAACTGCAAATAAAGTAAGTTATTCTCTTTTAAATTAGCTTTTTACCGCATCGGGGCTTTCCTCCTCGCCCACACCTTGCATCTTAGTCATAATATCCAGCAAAACTGACATCGGTATCTCTCTTCTAAGCACTGGTAAATCTGCTGACGAAAACATTTTTGCCCCTGATTCATCTTCAGCTTTTGTGACAATAACTTGAAGAGCAAAATCTAAACTTCCTTCTTCTTTACCCTTGTTCATAGCTATTAATGTACTGTTTATAGTATCCCTATCGGCTATGGTTAACGGAGACCAAAATATTTTTAATATAAGTTCTTTTCCTTTAAAAATAGCATAGCTATTGCGTTCTTCAACATTAAAGGCTTGCTTTAATTTGTCGATTGCTCTTGTTGTTGGCATAAAAAATTATATCTATTCCTGTAGTATAACTTAAAGACCCTTTTATGTCTTTATTACAATACAGTCTGTGAAAAGCCTTCATCAAGATCCTGTTCTAATGCAGTTTTCAAGTAGACATCGTACCAATCAGGTTGATTAGGTATTGGAGTTGTGTTTTTATCTGGAAATAAATCTTCGTACATAGTTCCATCATCAGCGTGTCTTTTTTCGTTTATTACAAAAGCTGCGTAGTCTACTTCGTTTCCTATGTATAAATCCTCGCCTAGTTCAGTGGGTATCAATTCCCCTTTTTTAGGAGCTTTACCACTTGACTCTGTTTCAGGATCACCTTCTCTAGGTTTAACAGCAGCCACAGGACCTCCTTTTTGTACTTTCCATGATCTATTAAAAGTACCTGTCCAGAAAGGACTTCTATTTTGTAATGTATAGTGAATTTCTGATGCTGCTATACTTTTGCCCATTAATATAGCATCCTCTATAGCTTTAGGTAAGTTTTTTATATCTTTACGCATTGGCTGTAAAAGTGCAGTTTACTACACTCATAAAATGACTTTGATTTTCTGCTGTTACTGAAGTTGGACCGCTTATTTGGCTGACCCTTGGAGTTACAGAAAAAGTATCAGTGTAGGTTGATTTATTTACGGAAGTAAGACCTGTTATAAGTAATTCCGATACCGCAGATGCAACAGCAGTTCCTTTATTAGAAGGAGTCATAACTGCACACCTTATAGTTCCTGCATAATAAGACTTTGCTTCTCCCTGTGGTTGAGTAGTGGACTGTGTAAAATCCATATTTACCATTATGTATTTTTTGTTTTTACCTGGTTTTGAAAAAGGAGTGTTATCAAAAACAATAGTTACTGTTGGATCTTCCTCATTAACAGCGTTTATAATTGCTGTTTCAAATGCTGCTCTTGTTTTTACTAAAGTCATTAGAAGATTACATCAATACGGAACAGGTATTCCTGTCCTCCTTTTAGTGTGCGAATGTCCGTTATCTTAGCTCCTCTTGTCGATCCAGAGAATGTTAAAGTTATTTCGTCTTGAAGTAAAGGTTGATTGTCACCTATCAAGTCTGGAGTTATGTATAGCCTCGCAACATTCTCCTGAAAACCAGATTCTTCAGTAGACTGCACAAACTCGACAGGCACTTTAATTGTATAATTTGTGTCTACTGTTATGTACTCACCTGTTTCGTTGTTATAACTAGATACACCCTTTCGAGTGTAAACAATGGAAGTATCTAATGAAATTCCAAGTTGCGACACTACTTGTTTTGCAATCTTTTTAAATGCTGAGTCTAGTTGTCCTGCCATTAGCCTCTAACTACCCTCATTTGAAAAGATCCTGCTCCACCTAGCATATATGCTCCAAGATAACTTTGTAACCAAGGGTAAACATCTAAAATATTATTTACTGATCCTGTTCCTTGACTTGCCGTATTATATTTGACTTCAATATCTCCTAGCTTTACTTCAGAAAAATTACCATCTGTTCCTGTATTACCCGTCATAGCATCTGTTTCATTTGCTAAAGCTCTAGCTAATTCATATTGTGCATACTTAATATTATTTGGAATTGTAGAACAAGCTAACTCAACACCATCTACCTGATAATTGTTTCTAGGAAATTTCAATGCCTGTCCATCATCACATCTATCTCCATAGAATACAAAGCTGTCGATCCATCTAGTAGCTGATATTAATGATCTATTTTTTTGATCATCTGTTTTATTTGTCCAAGTTGAAGAATCTGGAACTGTTTCAAAATAAGTATTAGCTTCTGCCAA